TTTTTATATGGAGGAAGTTTAGCAGGACGTGTTGGTATCACTTCCTCTGGAGTAAACTCTATTGGATTGAATGAAGGAACACCAGCATCACAATAAGTCAGAACACCATTTGGGTCATCTGACTGAATAGTCTTAGATTTACTTTTGCTACTATGAGCTTCCACACATCCAGGAATATCAACTATTGGCAATCCAATGTTAGTAGTTACTGGAACTATTGGTGGTAAAGATTGTGATGGTTCAAATATCCAAGTAGAAACTTCTGGTATATCAAGCTTCCGAGTTTTAATCTCTGGAATGTTTGGCATTAGTCGTGGTGAAATACTCCTTTAAAAATATTACCAATAGCACCAAAAAAATGATAGAAGATCACGTAGAGAAAAAATGTCTTCTCTGGATTTCTTTTGGTTTCTTTTTTCTTATAAGCGCCAACTGCCATGGTTAAAAAAATAATATTCTTATATTATTTACCAAAAAAATAATATAAGAATTAATAATAGTTACTTTTTATTAAATAAGGGTGCCATGAGTACGACGAATTTCTCTTAGTTCTTCAAAGTTCTTTTGCTTTGTTCCACCGTCATATGCCCAAGCATATCCTTCAGTAATCATTTGTTCGTTGAGGGACAATTCTGAGTCCCCAATGTATAACCAGCCCAAAAGACGACCATACTTGCCGACGCCACCAACAAGTTCAGTCCTAATAACAAGGTCATCGTCACCAGCCACAGCACCTTCCAGTTTCTCTTTGAGCCAGTTAGTAGCGTCATAACCAAGTGCCTTTTCTTCTTCATCTCTAGTGCGTTTCTCTGGAGTGTCAACTCCAGCAACTCTTACACGTTCTTTTTTGTACAAGTCAAATCCTAGGTCAATAGTAACATCAATAGTGTCACCATCAACCACTCTGTTGATCTCCACTACTCGGAAGTTGTAGCAACTCTTCCTGCTTGGTGGTGTCATTGCTCCCATCTTGCATCTCCATATATGCCATTCTTAATATATAGACAACACAATATAGTGTAAAAGCAAGTCCACAACAAAGAAGAATTATGACACTCCAAACTGGAGAATTAATATCGACTTCCATTATCCTTTAGAAGAATCTTTCTCTTCTTTTTTAGCAACTACATTAGTAGTATTATTACCATTACCATTGCCATTACCATTGCCACCACTAGATTTGGATGGAGTCACTCCAAAAGTAGCTAAAGTCCCAGTAAAAACGCTGGCAATAAAAGTTGGATCAATTTTTTGTTGAGGAATTCCAGGAATAGAAACATAATTAAGAGTTAATATTGCACCCGTCCAACCCAATACAATTAGTCTAACTAAACTGGATATTCCTTCTTCATGCCAATTAAATTCATGATCATCATGCTCATCTTTCTTTTTCTTGGGAAGCATTGATCTTATGATTGACTTCATATTATTTATGGAATAAGAGAATCAACTGATATATTTGTAGAGTTCAGTTGATTATATTTAGTACAGAGTACTTCACTAGATTCATGTTCCCATTTGTGATATAAACTTTTAAGATGTTTTGTATATTCAAAACCATCACATAATCTCATTTCATCAGCAACGATGGTTTTAATTAAAACTTCTCTTGTTAGCTTAGTCATACTACTTTTTAAGATTCCAACAAAAAATTATTTTTAACATAATAAAAATTTTAATCTCAAGATAATTTTTCTTGGGTTTCTAGTCCAAAAAAATTTTTTTGGACATGAAAATATTTATTAAGAAGTTTAAGTTAAGAATTATTTAATAAATCCTTCCTCACGTAACCACTTCTCAGTCAGTGGTGTTGGTTTGTAATCAGACCACATTGTACCAGTAGCACAAGACTTCAATGCCTTAGCAGTCATACCTTCAGTCTTACCTGCCCACATTGCTTCTGCTTCCCAGGGCACAGCAAACTTAGGATAAGTCTTTTCTGTGATCTCACGCCAGATCTTAGGAACATCTTCCTCTGGTTTGATGATGGCAATCATACTATTTTTAATAGTGCCTGCCATACAATCTTGAGCAGCGTGCCATCCTTCATGACGCATAACAGTCATGAGAACACCAGGAAGACGCATGTATGTCTTATTCAGAAAAAAGTTATTGCCAACTGTATGATAAACCCCACGATGCCCAACAGGAAAATATTTTTCGTCTGCTAGAAACACGTTAACTCCGACCTGACTAAGGGAAACGAGCATATTGTTGAACTCATCAGCAACAAAATCGTAATCACTATTGGGATGAGCATTAGCAATATCATTGATACTGAAGACTTGTTGGACATCTTTGGTGCATTCTCGAAGCAACATACAACCCATAGAGTCCATACTATAGAATTCTTTAATTAGTTTTTCTTGACCCGCAAATGCAGGAGAAGATATAAGTGCCATTCCCATAAGGGAAAATAAAAATTTTTTCATAGGTTTGGAATATCAGGTCCAGTAGTAATAGGAATATCAGGTCCAGTAGTATCTGGTATATCTGGAGTTAAAGACTCTACAAGGGCAGGCAGTGCCTCTCTAACAGCGGTTGCAACCTCAGTAGTTACTTTTGCCCTTGCGTCTTCAATAAGAGTATCTTTATTAAGATACAAATAAAAACTACTACCAACTACACTAAGCGATACCAAACCAGATAACAAAGCAATTGTGTTAATTAGACTTTGCATAATTTTCCTTATAGTATTTGAAAAGTCCTAAGGTAGAACTATTACCTTGAGAGACCCAATCATGAGCACATTCATAAATGGATCTGTTAGAGTATTTAGGTTCTTTATTCTCATTTAATTGACCCCCAAACTCTTGAAGAAGAGATGAGATGATAAGTTCTCTCAGCTCTAGTTTTTCTTCACTATATCTCCAGTCTAGTTGTGTCATGACCATATCAATTTTTTAGTGTAATCATAAGCATATTGTTGACGATATCCTTTGATACCCCAACCCAACCAGTAGTAAGCACCAACCATATACTGACTGACTGTTCTACCAGTTCCTTCAAACTCAGGCAGATACTTCTGGAAAGTATATTCGTTGATCATGTATGCTGTCTGACCCTCAAGCGAGGAAGGATCATAACCATACTTCTTAGAGAACTTACCTAACCCCAGATAACGGTTCGTAGAGGTCCACTGAATGAGTCCGTAACCACCGCTATAGCAACGATCGTAAGGAACTCTAGCACCTCCCTCACAAATATCGGGAATGAAGTTACTTTCTGATTTAATGTTTCCCATGATCGTTGCCAATGCATTACGATCTGAGATTCTTGTTTTCTCTTGAAGTTTTTCAAGGACATATTTCTCATTATCGTTACATTCTGGACACTTCCAGGATTTTTTTTCTACTGCAATTTCCAAAACTTTATCTGGATTAACAATTCCAACTCCTGGTTCAATAATAAGTGCAGGAGGATTTTTGATTTCGCTTATATTAGGATAAGCAGAAGCACATGCAGAGGAAATAATTCCTATTACAGGAAGTGCAAAAAATTTACGAAACATTAAATTAATAGAACTCGACATTCGTATCACCACAAAAGTGGGTACGACTCTTTGGTTGACTTATTTAGGCGAACTAACTTTACCACAAAAAAGAGGGGTAGTCAACCCCTCTTCTCCAGTCACCTATAAGTATTACTTACCAAATGCCTGGAATCAATTGTCCTGTTGTAAGATAAGACCCAACTCCAGCAATGAATCCAATCATTGCAAAACGGGCATTAAGAATTTCTGCTTCAGGTGTAAATCCAAATTTCATTTTATTTTCCTCCAGAGGTAAATTGAGTGTGTGGATTTTTAGTTTTGTTTGCTATGATTACTTTACTACCATCATGAGTGAATACTAGTTCATCCTCATGATCCCAACAAAGTTCTTCATATAGAGCATTTAAACGTGACATGTCCTCATAAAGTGCATTTGGATTAGGCATTTTGCTTCAACCAAGTAAGTACAGTATCAGGATTGCTCATTTCATAAGGGTCAATCGGACAATTTCCGATTTTCCCTGGTTCTTCAAACATAATTTCAATCTCACCATCGTTGACAATCATAGCATATCGCCAAGAGCGACTTCCAAAACCTAGGTTCGATTTATCGACAAGCATACCCATAGAAGAAGTAAACTCGCCGCTACCATCAGGGATGGGCTTGACATTCTGAACTCCTTGCTGTTTGAACCAAGCGTTCATAACAAAGGAATCATTTACAGAAATACAATAAACTTCATCAATGCCGAGTGCTTGGAACTCCTCATGGTTCTCATCATACCCAGGCAGTTGGTAGGTAGAGCAAGTAGGAGTAAATGCACCAGGGAGTGAGAATACAACTACACGCTTACCAGCAAACAGATCGTTGGTTGTGACATCTTGCCAACGGTAAGGGTTAGGTCCACCAATACTTTCATCGCGGACACGGGTGTGGAAGGTTACTTCAGGTACTCGGGTCATAATTTGTTTATATTAAAAAATTTATATTCAGAAAAGTTCTTCTTCTTGTTCGGTTAGAATAACACAATCACTAGTAGGATAAGAGACGCAAGTCAGAACAAATCCTTGTTCAATTTGATCATCATCCAAAAAGGATTGGTCTCCTTGATCTACTGTGCCACTGACAAGTTTACCTGCACAGGAAGAGCAAGCACCAGCACGACAAGAGTAATTCATATCAACTCCTTGATCTTCTGCAGCATCAAGGATGTACTGATCATCTTCACATTGAATAACACTTTCGGTGCCATCAGGTGTACGAAGAGTAATATTAAAAGCCATTAGTAAGTCTCAGAAATTTTTTCAATAGATGCTGCCAACAAAACAAAGAAGGCAACGGCAGTGATTGTAAACAAAAAAGAAACCATTGTCAAGCCTCAAAAGATACCGAAGAAGAACTTGCCATTGATCGCATAGGCAACGAATCCCATGATGAGACCCATCATCGCCCAACGACCATTATACATTTCCTTCTGTTGCCAGGGGGAAAAAAGACCCTTGCGGTTGTAGTTTTCAACAACCATTTGAGGTTCAACAGCCCACATGTTTTGTTGACCGCGCTCGTTAGTTGTTACAGTCATTGTAGTTTTGTAAAGATTTACAACACAATTATATAGCAAAAATAAAAAGGGGTCAAGCCCCTCTTGTCAATATATCCTGACAAACTAAGTATAATTACTTACAATAGTCTGGATTTTTTTTCAAAAAGCTATGAACATATGAGTCCACATCTATATCCATTTTATAATGAGCATGAGTATGTGCTAGTTGCACCATTCCTAGAAATCCACATATAAGCAGATTGATCAAAGTCAATGGATGAAAAAAATACTTCATAGTAAAAAGGGGACTCAGAGAGTCCCCCATAGTTTTATCTAATCGTTAGATCAGAAAGTGAACTTCAGACCAGCTTTGGTGCCATAACCGTTGTCTGCACCATTAGCACCAGTAGCGAAAGAAACTTCACCATAGACACTCAATGCTTCAGTCGCAGCAACGCTACCACCAACTTTACCAGAAAGAACGGTGTCGGTATCTGCACCATCAAGAGCGACAATGCTAGGACCAACTTGAGCGTAATATCCGAGAGCACCAGTAGTGCCTTCGTAACCTACGTGAAGATCAGTTACCGTACCGCCGTAATCCGATCCAACGAAACCAGAATTGGCTTCGACATTAACGTAAGGACCTGCGAACGCAGCGCCAGCGGACATGGAGAGAGCAGCAGTTGCTGCGAAAACAGATTTAATCATTTTAGATACCTCTTTAAATTTACTTGCGGAATGGTTACCCGCAGATGGAGAGTCGGTTTATCCGACTGCTTGGATATTATAGCATAGAATGACGCGAGTAGTTGAGGCGTCCCTTCTATGAACTGTCACATGTGACAATTGTTATAATTCGTAACACTAATTACGAATAACTTATTTATAATAGTTAATTTTTTTACTTTTGTCAAGCTTACAGAATACCAAATGGTAAGTTGCTTAGTCCCTTAAGTGCAGAACCTCCTCCTGGAGTTGGTGGTCTCATAGGAATACTTGCTCTTTCTTTTTTCTCTGCTCGAAGTTCCAGTTCATAAATTCTTTCTTCCATAACCTCAATAGAAGCGTGGAGGTTTGTAAGATAATCAATCAACTCTTCCTTATTCTCAACAACCTCGCGAATATCTTCACGAAGTTCTCTTTCTTTTTTTTCAACTTCTAGATCATCTGGATTAATCTGACCACTTTTGGCCATGTAAAAATCAGCGATTGCTTTAGTATCATCCAGATCTATTCCTTCTAATTTGGGAGATACATCTTCTTGTTCAACTTCTTCAGCAGGTTCTTCTGCATATTTAATGCTATGAATAACCTCAGTAGTTCTAGGTTTTTCTTTTAGATCTTCTGTGTTATTATCTTCTGTCATAGTTCTGGATAGTCAAACAACATTTCTGCAATATATTTATCGGCAAACTCTTCACCAAAAATGCCCTTTAAAACTCCTTTAGTTTTATTATTTTGCCTCTGCTTCTCACAATAATACTTGTGTCCTTCATAGTTTTTTCTAATCTGATCTTCATCAGTTGTTGCTTCAGTGATGTTTGCAATAGCACAATGATAATTTAAAAAGGTAAATGCGATAGAATTAAATTTATCATACTCATCTTCGTTAGGACTTACAAAAACACAATGCTCTGAGAATACATCTCCCCAGTCTGGCATCTTTTTGTCCTTCTCAAACTCTTTATCTTCCACAACATTAAGAATATCATACTGTGAAGGCAGAGACCTGTCTTCTCTAATTGAACTGATGTCTACAATTGCCGCTCCAACATTTTTTGAAGACGCTACAATATCAGCACCAAAGATTGGAAGACTATATTCGTACCTCGGATACATATTTGTATGTAGGATATCCAATCCAGATTTCATCTGTGCAATCTCTAGATGAATCTTTCTAAAATGGTGGGTCTCCCAAACAAAATTCTCAATATAAACAGCATCATCATCGTCTGCTCTATCAATTTTTCTAAAGTCTTCAGGGATTCCAACTTCCCTTACTATAAAGTGTTCTCCCCATGCTCTCAAAATATTTTCTGACAGGGATTGAATCATTGGATGTAAATCTCTCATTTGTTCCTCATTTAAAAAGTTTATCTTTAGGGGTATTTAAAACGAATAATTCCATTGGTTGGTCTGCTAATCTTGGGCGACTTATTCCATCATCCCAAACATAACCTTTTAAAAACATTATCCAATTTATAGAATCATCAAAGTCTTTGTTATAAACAACACCATAAACAGTATCGTCATGGTAGTCATCTACACATATAGTAACTTCGCCTCTAGTAGCATTTCTAAGATAATATTTTAGTTTGTTTCTTGCTTGAATACCATAATCTTTTTGTTCCTCATTATTTATTGATGGGGAACAAATTCCACTTAGGTATATGACCTTCTTAAGATAAACGCCCATACCCAAATCAATTATTCCCTCAAAAGAATAACCATCAAATACATCAAGAACTCTACTTATTTGGTATTCATACATACAAATTACTTAGTCCTCAAACATATATTTAACAACATTAACTGTCTCATTTGATACAGACTTCATCCTATTTACAACTTCAGGATCAATAAGATCAGGATGATACCACCAATCCTCAAAAGGACTGTTGTCATTAGGAGATACATTGGCAACTAACATTTCATATCCCATTAGTTTAAGATATTTCCTAGACTTGTCTCTATAAGATCCCGTCATATCAACATAATGATCATGTTCATATGTGATAATACCAAACCTATACTTCTCAAATGGAATTGCCAACAAGCATTCAAAAGTAGTTTTAGATGGTTCAACATCTAGTTGAAGATAATCAAAATCAGTTCCTTTATCAAAGTTATCAAGCAACTTCATGTAATCAATAGTTGTTGCATCTTTACAAATGATCTGGTTCTTACGCTCTCTAGCAAACTGGTTACACAGATCAGAGAGAATCTCAATAGAAATACCATCCCAGTCATATTTTGTCTCAAGAAGAGCAGTATTGTTTTGATAGAAAGGTTGTTGAGCGCCAATCTCAAGATAAAGTCCATTCGTTTTACCTTGAGTTGCGGCAAGAATAAACATATCCTGGAATGCTTGAGAATGATTATTTTTAATCTTATCAGAACCAGGGAATTTGAATCTTAATTTATCATGTTTGCGCTGTTGATATTTAATAACCTCATCTGGAATATGTCCTGATCCCATTCTCATTAGATTATTACCAACCATATCATAATGGCGATCATCCATCTCATAGTTATTCTTCATGTCTTGAAGAAGAGATCTGGATTCATCTCCTTTACCCCACCACCATGCGGCAAGTTGCTTCTCAAAAAGAAGACCATACTTACCAGGATATTCCACATCAGTCTTCAATGGTTCGCAATCAAAGTCACAAAACTCAATTGCCCAATGAGCAAAGATATAACAATCTTGCCACCACTGACGCTTTTCAGCAAACTTAGCTAACAAATAGTATGCTTCTGGTCTTTTAGGATGAATGCAAAGTGCTTGTTGAAGAAGTCCCTTTGCTGTTTGATCTCTCGTCCCTTGCCTATCATAGGCATTGGAGGCATGGATAAGTGCTTCATAAGCAAGATCAAGATCGTCTGTTCGCTCAGCACACCTCAAAAAGAATGATAGTGCTGGAGCGTTATGCCTATGATGCTCATACCACATACCAAGGTTAAAATTCTTTGTTGGATTCTCAGTATCCAATGCATACTCTAAAAGTAATTGGTTAAGATTTGCTCCATTAACACTTGTCAATAATTGAGTTTTTACATCCTCAACATTAGTAACTTCTTCATTTTCACTACGAAGTTCTTCACTCATTTTAACTTCAAACATTGCTCCCATAAGTTCCTCAACTGTTCTAGTACTTCCATTATCTTTCCACCAATTTATAATATAATCGTGGGTATAATAATGATTTCTTTTTTGTCCATCCTTTACATCCCCATCTCCACCTTCAAAAGTTGAAGTAAAAGATACGTCTTCAACAAACATTGGAATAGTATAAACTTTTCCAGCACTGGTGTAAAGAATGTTTTCGATGAGAGGTTGTATCTCAGCATCTTTTAGCTCAAGATGATATATATTATCTCGAATATAATTATCTATAATATATTTTGCATAGTCTCTTTTAACAATATATGCTGTCACAGACCAATCATCCCAAAGACGGTCTCTTATTTTTATATCTCCAAAATCTCCACGTATTGGAAGCATTTGAATACATCCCCAATCTTCGGGAAGAGCATCAACAAATTCCTTCCAAGTAAAATTCCAATAGTCTACAGTATCAAGACTCAAATCATCTTCGCAGAAGAATCCATATTCCTCATCAGTATTTTCATACCAATGTTTGATTGCTTTTAAATGAGATACACAACAACCTTTTGTTCCATCATTAAGAGTATCTACATACTTACCAGTGACTATATCATCAGATTCTGAGAATCTTTTTGATATTATTGGGATAATATTTTTTGCTCCATGCTTCTTTAAAGCATCTTCCAAATTATTTCTTCTATCAATACTTTCCTCAAGACTCAAATAATATACCGAATTTAATTCCGATAATTTTTTGACTTCTTCTTTTCTAGTAGCAACATAATTTTGACCATCAATATTAATTACATCCCAATCATATATCCTCTCGATATATGGATTTTGAATATCAGAAAAAAGTTTTTCATTAAATTCAACATTCATTTTTGCTAAGAGATATTCTAGATTCCAACGATCCGAATCAGAAGTTGTTGGATCAGAAATTCTTCTCTTTACATTCTCAATATTTGTTTCTGCTTCTTCACCATATCCTTCAAAATTCTCATATCTTTTACTATCTGGATGTGGTATATGAATAATATTATAGTTATGAACTAATTTTTTACATTCAAGACCCAATATAGTAAGTCTTTTTGTCATTTGATCATCTTCATAAGCATAATACTTACCCATTCTCTCATCATATCCACCAACTTTCCAGAAGTTTTCTCTGCTAACAAAGCAAAGACCCGTAAGATATTTGAATAGGGGACTATATGTATGAGAGTATTTCATCAACTCACCAACATCCATACCATGAAGGTTGACAACATATCCCTTTAAATCTTCATTCCAATGCTCATGATTACAGACGTAACTATCTTGACCACATAAGAAGGAATTTTCATCAATCTTATAAAAATCAAAGAATGGAAAATATGGATTGATCATATAATCACAATCCAACTTAAGAATATAATCTCCTGTAGCAATACTTGCGGCAAGATTTAATGGTTGAGGTTGATTAAAATACTTTTCATCATTAACTCTAACTATTTTTATTCTCTTATCAATTTTTGTAAGATGATTTATTGGTTCATCAGAACTCCAATCAACTATTATAAATTCTTTAATTTCATCAAATGCCAACCAAGAATTTAATGATATTCTTAATGCATCATACCGATTTTTACATGCACAAATTACTGAAACATTCATATTGAAATCCAATGAGGTAATCTTAATCCGTTAGAGTCTACAAAAGAGGCGTATGGTTGGAACCACTTCTTAGGGCAAATAGTTTTTTCACTTTTTGCCAACCAAGATCCCCACCAACTATAAGTACTATTAGCAATTATATGATAATTGCACATTGACATCAAGCACAAATCCAAATAAGTGTTTCCACTTCTCATAATATGAAATCTATCCTCACTAAAATAATCCTGATCCTCACACCAATCAGGATCGTCAGAGAATACTAATGTTGGTATAGATAAATCAAAATGAGATAATGCATCATTATAATAATCTAATGTAAGATTATTTAAAAAATGCGAATTTAAATAATCAGTTCTTCTTATATGAAGTGCTATTATTTTTTTATTTTGAAATGTTTGTTCTAAATAAAATTTAGCAATGTTTTTGTATCTTTCCTTAAAAACAAATTGCTTTCTTATATCTTTTTCAAAATCGATGAAATATTTATAGTTTTGAAAAAATCCTAAAATACTTTTATTATCATGATTAGTATTATAAAAGTTAGAATCAAAAGCGGTGTTTAAAAATCGACCATTCTGTTCTTCTGTTTGCAATACAATGCTATGACCACCAGAAACGATATCAGATGGTACACCATTGGGCAAAACAAACTCAGAATAATAGTGAGAAAATACTTTTGCTGATATATTAAAGCACTTATACAATTCCAAATTATTTTTACATAAAGCAAAGTCTAAATTAAATTTTTTAGACATAGAATACAACGCAGCATATTGGAACATTTGGTTTCCCAATCTTCCAATAAATCCAATATGAGGAAATGTAATCATAATGATATCAATCTACTAAAAAAATTACGTATTACTTCTATATTTGAATATCCACCATTCTCCATAAAATAATTTCCAGGTCTTATTCTGTGATGATGATACCAATCATCAACTATCTCATATTTATTGCCAGACGTTAACCAAAAATATGAGAATACTATTACATCTGCAGATGCATGATATGGAGTATTAACGAAGTATCTTTTTTGTGTTTTTAAATATTGTTCCCTATTAACAATAAAATTACCATTATTTAAAAACCACGATAACTTATGCATACTAGTTTCAATATATTTTTGAGTTACTTTTAAATCAAAAATTTTATCCTCATAATTATATTGAACTATATTACCATCAGACATTATTAAAGTACTCTCGATATAACAAGTATCTTTTTTTGAATAGTCTAAGTTTTTAATTACATCAAAGATACATTCATCAAACCAATTGTCACTATCAAAAAGATATACCCATTCAGAAGTACAATTTGCAACTGTTAGATACTTGTTTATAAAAGCTTTTTGATTTATCTCAGATCTAAAAACCTTTACCTTATCTGTATTCAAAGAGTTTAGTATCTTACAAAGATTACCATACTCAGTTGGATTTGATCCGTCATCATGTATTACTATTTCACTAATAAAATCACAATTGATTGAAGTTTTTATACAATCCCAAAGATATTTGGAACTATTGTATGTTGGTATTCCCAGAGATATACTCATTATTCACAAATATAGTGTTTATATGATCATGAAATATTTCTGTGTATCCACTATCAATGATAAAACTTCTCAAATTTTTACAGGAATTTACTAAAGATTTATTTTCTTGGAAGTATTCATGATCATCTATAAGTTCAACAATCATCATCTTTGGTTTCCACAGATCAAGTCTAAAAGATTTAAAAACATCCTCTTCTCTTCCTTCAACATCAACAACTAATAAATCAAAGTTTTTAGGAATATCTGCCATTTGCATATAACTATCAAGTCTAACCTGCATACATTCAGATTCAGTAAACTGAGGATGTCCAAATATAGACATAGAGGAAACCATTGTTGCCTGGTCTTTATCCATAGTAGATACTATTCCAGAACAATATACTGGCAGACGACCAACCTTTGTTCCAATAGCATAATTAGATACCTTAATCTTTGAATTATTTGAATGCCTCTTAACACATTGCTCAAAGTGTTCTTTTACTGGTTCAATATAAAATCCTCTCCATCCAGCATCAGCAAGACAAGAAGTATTAGATACAGATTCACCATCAAAAGCACCAACCTCTACAAAGATTCTATCAACGTTCTCACCAAAGTATTTTGTATAAATTTTATCCAGATTTGGTATCTGACAAGTCAATGATAATGTGTACATAATTTACATAAAAGCACCTTTTTTAACATACCAAATATGAACTGGTCCATCAATACCAACCAACTCATCTTCATCATAAGTATCTCTTAAATGAGCAGTAATATTACCAAAAGAAGGATGATTCCAATCATGCCCCATGATATAACCACCATCACGAACTTTCTTTTCCCAATACTTTAAATCATTTTCAAGATCAAAATGATTACCATCAATAAAAACAAAATCTAAACTTTCATTTCTAAATTTTTTCGCAGCATTTTGTGATGTCATACGAATAATTTTACCTCTTGGGTCAAATGGTTTGATTAATTGGACAACATGTGCATGTAATCCATCAAATCCACCAAACTCAGTATCTACATTTACAACACCAGATAGATCCCAAGTTTCTTTTTTGTACGAATCAACTCCCCATAAAGTTTCTAGATTTGTTTCTTCCAATAAGAGTTGCATATTAGATCCAAAAGCAACTCCAATTTCTACACCTGTTTTAATTTCATCTTCTCTTTCATTAATAAAATCTTTTAACCATTGATGAGATTCGTCCCAATAACCATGGAACCTTCTTAGATTTTGTATATCGATCTCACCAGTATACTTTGTAGCCATTTAACAATTACTCCTGTTTTACGTAAAATGCATCACCCCAACCATGATCTTCCCACCAATCAGTTTCAATTCTCTCAAAAGAAAACTTAGATAAAAAATCATCAATATCTTCTATATATGCATTGTTCTCATAGATCTCATCACTATTAACTTCACAATAAATGTAATCAATATATTGAAGGGTATTCTCTGCCCCCTTCAATACTTCAAGTTCATATCCCTGAACATCAATATTTAACATATTATATTCTGTGAGATTGTAATCATCCAATCTATTAACTTCTACCTTTTCTGTTTTATCAAAAGTAACGTCTGGATATAATTGTAAATGTTTTTTTGGTTTTAATATAGAACTACTCTCACATTGATTACTACTTAAATACATATCAACAATTTTATTTGTACTTCCCAATGCGACTTGATGCCCTGTTATATTTGCATTGTAGTTAGAAGCGTGAGACGCAACCTTATAAAAATTATCTAGAACTGGTTCAAATAGAACAATATTCTTGATTCCATTGTTAATATAAACTGGTATCTCTTCACCATGATGAGCACCTACGTGAATAACTCCTGTGATTTCCATTTTATAACTATTAAAAATTGTATTAAAATCTATTAACATTATCAAAAAATCCAGTCTGGATAAAGTACATGCTTTCCATAATTCCCATTATTAATTCTAATATATATCTCTGGTCTGTCTGGAACTATATTATAGTATTCCAGATTTTGTCTCAACATAGTTTCTGGTTGATATTTTTCAAATTCTATATTGTATAGATTATTATAAACATTAGAATACTGATCCATAATATGAGATTTACCAAAAGCAAACTGATCATTTATACCATTATCCCAATCTTCTCCAGCAGGAATACATAAGTCACTATCATACTTAGATAAATCAAAATATTCATCGTAAATATAATCGCTGTCCATTCTCATTCTGACAACTTTATCAAAAACCATAGAGTTTTCATCTTCATATTTCATTTTTAATTCATTAGACTTGAAGATAGAATAATACATACTAATAGGACTAATTGTATAGTTATCAATAGGACTACATTTTGTCAAGATGTCAGTATAAATTTTTTTAAATTTTGGTTCCAATGAAATAAAATTCTCAACTAAAGCAGACTCATAATTAAAAGAATCTAAGAATCCAATACTATCTTCAGCAATCCTATCTAATTCTTTATACTCTGGTTGAAATACTTTACTTGTAAAGAATTCTTTGTTTTGAACTTTCCAAGTATGTATAAAGATTTTTATATTCTCATTAGGAATTATTTTTTCTATAGTTCTAAGAGCATTTTCTGGATACCTAATTAGTCCAGATAAACATATTGCAACATTCATATTATTTAAAATATAAAGTTTTGAACATAATTTTTATTAATCTTTAAAAGATAAGCAGCATTATCTTGGAATCCAAATGTGATCAGATAATCATCTCCATACTCACACATGCCAACAGCAAATTCAATCTCTGCTTCCATGAATGAAAATTGTCTAGAGACTTTTACAATATCCCAATTCTTATCCCAAACAATAAATCTATGTCTATAGATACCATCTTTACGATCTTGTTCACTTTTGGTTAAGTATGTCTCGTGACATAACGTAATATGACCACCATCACCGAAAGGAAGAACCTGAGATCCTCCTCTTAGATCAATACAACCAATATCTCTCCAATCCTTTATAACTACACTCTCTGTAGTATTAGATTCAATATCATATCTCACAACTTCTGTGCCATTAGTCCACTTAACAAAATGCCATGGCATATCAACAATAGGCATCCAGTTCTTTTCACAATAAGATTCCCTATTACCTGGAGTTGGAATACGATATTGAGCAATCTCTTTTACATAATCAGGACCAATCTCAATCTCTGATAGTTCCATTCTACCAGTACCAATAGTATCTAGATCTCTTCTAACACCACACATGAAGAGTCTTCCATCCCAACGGAAAATTCTAGAGTCTTCAAGACCTACAAAATCCCAAAGTTCTTTGTCGGGAAAATCTGATGTATCAATATGTCTTTGCCATACTGGATTCATATTAGAATCATACTCACACAAAATATTCTTTGTGCGAAGCTTCCAATCATTCTCTGGATGAATATAAACTAGAGGACCCCAGGGATGCTCATACTTCTTAATCTCAGAATGATACAAGGTATAGTTAATATTCCTTAAATTTACTAAAAGCCTATCTCCATCCAAATAAATTGAAGGATTTGTTAGAGAAGGTCCTTTAAGTATTGAAGAGTCTGTTACTAATGGATGAATACTTCCTCCACCATTCTCAATACAATCTTTCACAAAATTCATACTTTGATTAGCAACATGTAATGGTCTATTCATATTAATTCAATGATTCATAAAGTATCTATAAGAGTTTAAAAGCTCTTATTTTTTATTAACCTTAGCAAAGGTATTGTATCTATATTTGACCACCATGTCAAGATTGACTTTTAGGTTTTCATGATGTATGCTAGTGCATAATAAGGAGGTCTATTCTCATGAGCACTGCCACTACCAGCATTTCCAACACTAACAGACACTGGATGACTATGAGAACCTCCAGAACCAATTGATACACTTACTGGATGACTATGAGAACCTGCAGGTGAAGTAGTTCTAGTTTGAGTGCCTTGGTTAACTGCATTACCAGAACCATCTTTTGGAGCATTTTGTGAGGCAGTTCCTGTGTATGAGTGAGAGTGAGTACCTGCAGATCCACTACTTCCACTTGCTGGGTGAGTGTGAGATCCAGCAGATCCACTAGAACCAGATCCTGGATGATTATGTACAGGTAGTTGTGCTGTTGTTAGTGTTACAGTATCAGAACCACCAGTAGCAGCTACAGCATATCCATTACCTGCACCAACAACAAATCTGTCTCTTAGGTCAGGAGTACTATTCTGTCCGTCGCATAATACCCATCCAGTAGGTATCGATGCTGTTGAACCAGACCATAAAATAATACCCCCACTAGGAATTGATCCTCCTGGTCCTGAACCAGTATCCATGCTGCTGCATGTCATTACTCCTGTTAGATTTAAATTTTGACCTGTTATGTCCGCCGCTAAAATAGGCATCAATCTACCTCCGATAACATGAACTTAAACTTCTTACCATTTCTTCTATTAATTAGGAACAAATCATTCTCTCCTTCTTGAATTGTATATTCACCCCATGTTCCATCAACATCATTTGTAGAACCCTCATTACTAAGATTAATATCATTTGTATAAATGTTTGCCCAGCGAAGAGTGGTTGAACCAAGATCTCTTGTATTATTTGTATTTGGAACAATATTTCCAGCAATTGTTAAAACACTTCCAGTAAAGGTAAGATTTGCTTCTGCATTAACTGTTCCAGCAGAACCAGTAGCAGTTATGACTCTATTGTTTACATTATTTGAAATTGCTGTTGTATTTGCAGAACCCTGAGTGCCTTGAGTTGCTTGGGTTCCTTGATTACCTTGGAGTCCTTGTGTACCTTGGCGTCCTTGAAGACCTTGAGTTCCCTGGCGTCCTTGGCGTCCTTGGTTTCCTTGGAGACCTTGAGTACCTTGGGTTGCCTGTGTACCTTGATTACCTTGTGTACCTTGGTTACTTAAACCTTGCGTACCTTGG